CCAAGGATCTTAGGAAATGCCTTGTTAGCAATGGCAGGCGTGACGGTGTCGATCTCATCCGCCAGCACCCATGCAAGGTTGAGGCCGATGATGCGTGACCAATTCTCAAAGCTGCGACACAGGATCTTGGTGTCACCGCCTGGTAGGTGCAGCATGTACTCCGGCAACGGCGATGCGCGGAAAGTGTACGGGATGCCGTAAGCATCAAGGAAGTCATCAAAATCAGACTGCCAGATGTCGCGAATCAGCGGCCCCGTAGGCTCCATCACAGCGCCAATGAAGCCTTGGTTGGCGACGGCCAGCATCACCGCCTTGGCGCATAACGCACGAGTCTTGCCGGCGCCATAGCCAGCGGAGATGCCAAGAATCTGCGTTTGGTTGTCATCAACAAATTCAAGCTGCCCAGGGTGCAGGTCAGTGCGGATGCTTGCTATTTGCTCACTCATGGATGATGCGGTTGGCATCTCCATAAAGCTAAGCAATGGCACAGGCTCGCAGATGCCAGCAACGAGGCTCACAAGGGCTTGCGGATGATCGTCTTGGCAGTGCCATCAGGCTTTACGACGATGCGATGCAAAATCCGCGGCTCATCGCCTTTGGGCTTAAGCAGTCGGCCAACAGCGGTAACAGTGGGTGTCATTCTGCATCCTCGTCAGTAGTGAACAGGTCGTTAAGCAGCTCAGCCTTAGCAATTTCAAGCGCGCCAATCAGCTCAATAGCTGACAGCTCAGATTCGCCAATGAGATCAGCAAGGCTGGCTAGAAAGGCTTCCATATTATGAGGTCGTAACGGGTTGAGCTTAGCAGAGTCAACGCTTGCGCTTGGCGCGGGGAGACACAAATTTGCCGCTAACACCTTGTCGGCGTTGCTGGGATTTAACTGAAGGCAACCGCTCGCCTGTGACTTGTCGATAAAGGCCCATTACCTTGCTGTCATATTTTTTGCCAAGAGACAGTGCAGCCCTGGTTTCAGCCGCAAACTCTGCCGGGCTAGTGCGTGCGTATTGGCTTACTCGCCTAGCCAGCCTTTGCGTTGAAACTACTTTGTCTGCATCTGCGTAAATTTGTCCTTTTTTTCTCAATTGCATTTCAAAACTGGCTGCCATTTTCATGGGATTATGCCTGATATGTCCAAGCTCGTGTTGCACTACGTGGCCAGCCTTAGCTGTTGAAAAAAGATTTCGCCTCCTGTCTTTAATTGCGGATTGCCGAGGGTTTGCCCAAGAAGAATGGGAAGCGTTAAAATCAATTTGATTGGGCGTTTTTGAGCTAACAGACGCAACTGAACTGCTTCGCTTGTTGCTTTTTAGTGCTGTTTTTGCCCCAGCCGTTTCTGCAGATTTTCTGGCATTGGCAATGTTTGCCTTAGCATCAGTGCCGTAGCCAGGTGTTGATTTTGTTGCTCTTGAAAAAAGGTTTTCTGGCCTAGCATTAGCTTTAACTAGGACGCGTTTTTTGGCTGCATTTGTCGCAGTCTTGCCTTGCCCAATTTTGCTAGCGGCGCTAGGGTCGCGCTTTACTTTTCCTTTGATGGTGCCTGCTGCTTTAGAGCCACTGGCTTGCATAGTTTGCGTCTTGCGCTTATTGCCTGCTGCTGTCCTAAGCCGTCCGCCTCTTGCCGTGGCTCCTGCACTTTTCGGAGCAAATCTGCCTCGATTGTCACGGGAATAACGGCGTGCCATTGCTAATGCTTCATTGCACGCAGTCTAATCACTTCATCTCAAACTGCAGCAGCGACGCTTGCGCCTTCAAGAACTGCAGCGCTGCAAGTCGGTTGGTAGTGGTGACACCTTCATCGCGATCTTCAGGATTTAGCTCCTGCCATCTCCAATCTTGCAGCTCAGCAACAGACTGTTCCAACCACTTAGGGCGTTCAATTTCTAGATCACGCGATAGCAATTGCCGAGCTTCAGCAAGGTAAGTTTCACCTGTTCTTTCACTTACTTTCCATTTTTCCGAAGCATGACGAAGGATTCGATACCTAGAGGCCCCTTTAATTAGGAGCCTGTAGATCTCGTGCACCCGTAGGATTTTTTCGTGTTCGGTGCCCTTGCGAGCCATCGCTGCTAAGTACGAATTTGCACAGGCATAATCAGGTAAGTCTGATCTGATGCATTGGTTGGCGTGATAACTACAGGAGTAGTAGCGCCATTTGCCGATAGTGTAACAGATTCCGACGAGCGGAATGCTTTGAGGCCATCAAGCAGGTAATGGACGTTGAATGCTAGCGCTAGTTTGCCAGTGGTGCCGGTGTACTTGATGGCTTCGGTGCCATTGCTGGCATCCGCTTCAGCGCTGATGACCATGGTGCCTTTGTCACCGATGAGTAGTTTGACGATTTCACCGATAAGCGCAACACGCTCCAGGCATCGGGTGAAGCGGTGACGATCAAGGGTGATGGCAGTGTCGAAGGTGGCGGGGATGAGCTTTGCCACGTCGGGGTAGGTGCCATCAAGGATGCGGCTGTAGATGGTGATGCCATCACCTGCATCGATAACCGCTTGGCCATTAGCTGCTGCGATGCCAACGGTGCGATCCTGCAACAGCTTCATGGTGCTGGCTGGCAGGGTGAGGTTAATGCCATCGGGTAGTGCTACGGGCAGCCGCACCAAACGGTGGCCGTCGGTGGATTCCATGAAGCCATTGGCTAGGTGGATGCCTTGCAGCACTTGCTTGGATGCGTCAGTGCTGGCTGCCATCAAGCAGGCGCGCACGCCAGCGGTGATGTCCAGGTCAGCGCTAGGAGCCTCTACAACAGGCATTGCCGGGTAATCGGCTGCATCCTGCCCAGCAAGGCCGTAGGAGCCCCCAGAGGCGCTCACAGTCCCATCTGCGACCTCCACAGCCTCCGTGTCGTCCATGCGGCTTACAAGGCCAGCTAGGAGCCGATACGGGAGCGCTATGGACCCGGCAACGTTGACGGCTGTTGGGATGGTGACGGTAATGCCGAGGTCAAGGTTGAAACCGGTGATGGTGGCAGTGGCGTTAGCGGCGGTGATCAGGCAGCAGTCAAGGATCGGATGTGAGCTGCGGACACCAACGGCTGGTGCAATGGTGCGTAAGGCGTGGTCTAAATCAACTTGCGAGGTGATGAGCTTCATGGAGTGAGGCGATGATTTTGTTGTAGTCGTCTTCAAAGCTGATGACCAGATCCATGGGGATGGGCTGACCATCGTCTTGGGCATTGTCGCGAATGGCCGCGGCGTATGCAAGCGCTTGGGTCATGCAGTCATGGAGTCGGTTGATGACCGGCGACTGTTTGGCTGGGATGTTGATCAAGTCTGGTGATGACATAAGCGACAAGATATTCAACTTGCAGGCGAGGCAGGTTGCCATGGGTAACGGCAACGGCATCAGCCACCAACGCATGGTACTCCGCCGTGGTGAGCCGCCTTAACGCTCTGTTACGAATCAACGCAGCACGGGAGGTGCCAGCGGTAGCGGCTTGGTGGTTCAGCCGGTCGAGGTCATCTTCAGATACGTGGAGCTTGATTTCTGGCATTTGGTGGGCGTGAGATAGGGCAATAGTACGTCGGACGCCAAAACCCGCATCAATACTGGGTTCGGACGCAAGCGGACGCAAGTCGGACGCAAAAAAGCTAGTCATACCAACGATGGACGCAAAAACGGCATTTCTCCTATCCCCCCCTATATGTGTATTTTGTTCACCCCGTTACATTGCCGCCTCTTTGTAAATACCTGGTTTGATTTACCCCTATTTGCGTCCGAAGAGGTGAAAAGGTAGATAGGAACAGGGATCTTGCGTCCGAAACTTGCGTCCGACTAGCGTCCGATCGGACGCAACTTGCGTCCGTAATCAAGCCCATGCGTCCATCCTGAGACCCTTAATGAGACGCTCACGGGTCTTGCTGGGCTCCCGTTCGGACGCAACTTTCGGGAAGATTTGGCGCAATGCAGCCACCAGCAGCCGGGGTGCCTTGACGGTGCGATCACTTGGTGGGTCCATTAACCACCTACCTGAGCGGTCGAGATAACCCTCCTCTCGATACCAGTCTTGGAGTGCATCCCATACGCGTTTGGTTGATACTGATGCACCATCTTCATAAGTCAATCCAGTAGCGTCACAGAAGTCCCATAGGTGGCAGCTAGCTCTACGAACATCCTGCATTGCCTGGCTGCCGGTTGTGTAGTCAATGCCATCGCCAATGCTGACGGCCATGCCTTCGAGCAACCAGTTAAGGAATGCCGGGCATATCTGCTGCTGAATAAATTCAGGGTCATCCTTTAACTTTGGGTCAGCTTGAATGTGGCTTGGTTCTGTAGGCGTTGCCATGAAGGTTTTACGAAATTTGAATACATGAAACCTGGTTTCAATAGCAGCCTGCTCACCAGTTAGCGATGGGTCTTTGTTGAGGTTGAATACAAACAACGCAGATGGTACAAATTGGGACTCCTGCACGCCTTTCAGCTCATATGACAACTCCTCACCACTGATAGCAGCCTTCAATGATTGAAGGTTGTCGATGCTGACGAACTGTGAGTTTTCACTTGACCAGTTAACGGATGCACCACGCAACGGCGCAATAGGAAACTTGCGGCCTTGATCGTATTGACGGAAGTCTGCCAGTGTGCATGAGGTAAAGTTACGAGCGCCGAGGGTATCGCGCAATGCAGTGCGGATGGTATCTTTACCATTGCTGCCTTCGCCAATCATTAGTACAGCACGGGGCCTACCACGAATGGCGCGGTATTTTGCTAAGTCAAGGCCACTACCAAGGATGCGCTGCAGGGTATCGCGATCATTGGGTTCTACGGCTTCCAGTAACCGCCAGAGATGTTGGCCATTGGCTTCACGGTCGTAATCGTATGCGGTGACATAAGTGAAGGCGAAATTAGGGTCATGGGGTGCAAAGGTGAGATCAAGTTTCTTGCCAGACCATGACCAAGACACCACACCATTGCGGCAGTTGATGGCATTGGTTGCGTTAACTGGAATAGGCTCCAGCAACCGACGCATCCATGCCAGGGCCTCATCGACATAACGCGGACGCCGCCATGGGTAGCAGGTAGCACCGGATTTGCCGTCTACTACATAGATCAGCGATAGGAATGCAGCTAGCTGCGGTGCTAACTCATCATCTGTTTTGGCTTGGTAATGGGTGCCATTCCAAACGTGAAGGACGCCATCAACGCAAATCCATCGATCTTGCGGATGCTTGAAGACATGCACTACGGCTAGATCAAGCCAATCAGTACCGGTCTTGTCGTAAAGCTGTAGGTTGACTGCTTCACCGTCATCAGCCGGGACATCGAGCTGCTGCCGCTTTGGTTGAGGCATTGGTAGCGGCGGCCGCCAACCGTGATGGCGTGCCCAGTACCAGAAGGTGCCCTCATTGATGCGGTCACCACCAGAATCTGCAATCTGCTGGAGGCCTTGCCATTGCGGGCTATGCGCCTGCATTAGGTCTATGGCTTGGCCGGCATCGCCGCAGGCTTGGATCAAACCCCAGAAGATATTGCGATATATGTGGTAGGTGCCGGTACCGGGTGTGCGAGGTGGTATTGCGGCTAGTGCTTGGCGAATCTCATCAATGCCTCGGGGTATGGATTCAGCATGCCGGCGTGATGGTTGCTCATGTTGGTAGTACACCTCAGAAGGCAGTACGGCTTCGATGTCTGCGACGCTGTAACGCTGCCCAGCACTGGATACCATGCGGCACATGTCACCAAGGCTGCCATCCGCTTCGGCGTAGTAGCTGCCAGGTAACCGCATGACGCGGGATGAGTTCTTGATGCTGCGATCAGCGTCGCAGTAGTCAAGTAGACGCGACTGCACCAGCTCCCAGTGTTGCGGAGTGATGGGATCGGCTAGCACCCAGTAGCTGTGGATGGACTTGCCGCCGGTATTGATCTGAAATGTGGGCTCAGGTAGCTTTAGCTCTTGCCATGCGGTGAGTTGCCATTCACGGGGGCGATCATCCCATTCAGCAAAGAATGCCCGGCAGGCAGTGATGTCAGCGTTGGTGTCACCGCCGTCATTAATTACTACATAAACGCCGCGGCCCTCCTCTTGCCACTGCTTGATAAGTGGCTTGCGTGCGCCACCTTTGCGGCCCTTGTCGCTTGGCTTGTCGGGATGGTCGCGGTGCAGGAAAGCACGGAGCCTGATGGTACCCGCAGGCTTGCCTAGCAGCGCAATAAAGCGCCGCGCCTCTGTAAAATCGATTTCCTTCACTTGACCACCAACGACCCGGTAGAAGGCAGGATGCCATCGCGGTGAAAGCGTATCGACTGCTCCAGCAACAGGCGGATAGCAGCGGACCGCGAAAGGGTATCACCACGCCAAGAATCCAGCCATTGCAACTGTTTTGGCGCAAGGCGCAGCGGTATCGGTCGGGCTAAAGGCATTAGGCGCTGCCGGCGGGCTTGACAAGTGTATACGGTTAGTCTACGGTGTCAAGGCACTGCACCCCATCGCATGAACCTATTTGCCTACCACAACGAGCTTCAAGCGCTTGCCCGTAAACGGCTGACCTACTTGGGTCACGGCCCGAGCTTGACCGAGCATCAGCTCGATGAGATCGGCTATGCAATTGCCAATGACATGCTGTCTGCTATTGACAGCGGTATTGACAAGTACACCGATCAAGAGTGGCGTGCTGTTAATTCTTGCAAATGAACACAGAAACAATGCCATGCCCTAAGTGCGGGCAGGAATCACCATTCAGGCTGCGAGATGACGTTCAGCATTACGGCGACATTAAATGCCCTACACATGGGCATATGTGGGTTTCTAAGCCAACTGAACTAAAGACGGTGCGCCGCAAGGTTAACCGCGATTTATTTGAGTTAGTGCCTGATGAAATGCGCGATTATTGCTGGACATGCTTGCGCAGTCGCGCATTGCTGAAGTCGCTCCAACCGATGGTACCTCTTGAAGCGCATCACATCATTGAGGTGCAGAACGGCGGCGTTGACGAACGCGACAACATTCAGATCGTATGCAAGGAGTGCCATTCCGGTATACACCGCATACGCGAAGCCTTTAATCGTTACAACGCAAAAATTCAATGAAATTGCCAATTGCAAAAGACTGGTATTCTGACGCTTGCTACCTTGATTGCCCGAAATGCGGATTTAATTATTTACATCAAACTGCTCCAACTAATTGCGACAATTACCATATCGGTATAGATTTTTTGTGTGAATCCTGCGGCAAAACATCTACTCTTGAGATTAGCCAAAACAAAGGCCAAACTCTTATTGAATGGGCTAAACCAGTTGAGCGCAAACCTATCAAGCCCAGCCTACGATTTGAGATTTTTAAGCGCGATGACTACCGCTGCCAGATGTGCGGTGTTACGGCCAAGGATGGCGCCACGCTTGAGATAGATCACATTTACCCAGTATCAAGAGGCGGCACCAACGAGGCTGACAACTTGCAGGTGCTATGCCGTGACTGCAACGCCGGCAAGGGAGTGCAGTGCCAATGAACCTCCGCCCCTACCAGCAACAGCTAGTAACCGACATCCGCCTGCAATACCAGCTAGGTCACCGCAAGGTGCTAGCGGTGCTGCCCACCGGAGCTGGCAAGACCGTGTGCTTCAGCCACATCGCCCAATCCGCTGCACGCAAAGGTAACCGCGTGCTCATCGCGGTACACCGGCAGGAGCTGCTGGACCAAGCGTGCCGCAGCTTGCCGATGCCGCATGGCGTGATCGCCGCCAACCGCGCCATGGACCTATCTGCAGCGGTGCAGGTGGCCAGTGTGCAGACCTTGGCCCGCAGGCTTCACAAGCTGCCGCGTGATTTCTTCCAACTGGTGATCATCGACGAAGCACACCACAGCAATGCCGGCACATGGGCGCGCACGCTGGAGCACTTCCACCAAGCGCACCTGCTGGGCGTCACTGCTACACCGATACGCCTCGATGGCCGCGGCCTTGGTGAGCACTACCAGGCAATGGTCGAAGGCCCCAGCGCCGCATGGCTAACCGACAACGGCTACCTAGCTAGCGCACGGGTGCTGGCGCCACCGGGGTTCGATACCACCGGCCTACGCAAGCGGATGGGTGACTTCGATACCCGCGAGGCTGAGCACCGGATCGGCACCATCATGGGCGACTGCCTGAGCCACTACCGCAAGCACCTTGATGGCCAGACGGCGATCGCGTTCTGCTGCTCAGTGGCACATGCGGAGGCGGTGGCAAGGCTATTCATGGGTGCTGGCATTCCAGCCGCCAGCATCGACGGCACCATGACCAGCGAGCAACGGCGTGACCTGCTGCAGGCGCTAGGTACTGGCAGGATTAAGGTGCTCACCTCCTGCGCATTGATCGGTGAGGGCGTGGATGTCCCCAGCGTTGGCGGCTGCATCCTGCTACGGCCTACTGCATCTACCAGCCTGCACCTACAGATGATCGGCAGATGCCTCAGACCATCACCCGGCAAGGCTGCTGCGGTGGTACTCGACCACGTCGGCAACACGCTGCGCCTCGGCCACCACCTAGAGCCGCGTGAGTGGACGCTAGACGGCCTGGCCAAGCGCGACCGGGATAAGGCGCCATCGGTGAAGGTGTGCCCCCAGTGCTTTGCTGCAATGGCCAGCCAAGCGCGGCAGTGCCTGGAATGCGGCCATGCGTTTGCACCAGAGGCTAGGGAGCTGCGGCAGGTTGAGGGGGAGTTGGTGGAGCACAGCGCGCTACCTCCATTGGGGCCATACAAGAAGGGCGACATTGTGCGCGATTTAACTCTGAACAAAAACACCTATGTAGTGCTTGGCGTTGTGGCAAAGTGGAAGCGCCTTATGGTTACAAACATTGAGCACGCCAACAAGTTAGACATCGCGATGGGCTTTGGTGTGCCGGTTAGCGAGGTTGAATTTGTCTCTCGCCCATCTAAGGAGCGCAAGCAAGAGCAAGGCAAGGCGCAAAGCCTTCAGGATCTGATCGCGCTAGGCCACAGCCGCGGGTACAAGAACGCGGTAGCGTGGGCCAAACACGTTATGTATGCCCGCAGCAGCAAGTGAGCAATCCATCCAGCAACACATCCGCCTGAACTGCAGCAAAGGCTTAACCAGGCTTTTCCGGAACAACGTTGGCCGACTCCCTGACCCTCGCAGTGGTCGATGGGTTGAGTTTGGCGTTGGGGGCAAAGGCAGCGCTGACCTAATCGGCTGGCGCACGGTGACGATCACCCCAGAGATGGTCGGTCAGCAGGTGGCGGTGTTCACCAGCATCGAAGTCAAGACCCCTACCGGCAGGCTGC